TTTTTTCTTTTATTTTTTCAATACTTGCTATTGTATGTTTTACAGAAGAATCACCACCTTTGGTTCTATTATATCCATTTGGAACCATAGAATTTAACTCTTGAATAAACTGTATTTCAAATATTTTTGCATCTTCTAAAGTTAAATTTTCTTTTAATATTTCAAATTTAAAGTTTTCAAATCCATGTTTTTTAATAGCCAAACAAAAAACAACTGCTCTGCTTCTAATTCCTTTGTGTTGTTTAAATCTTCTTTTTATATCAGAAGTAATACCAATATATTTTTTATTATTAACATTATTTGTAAAACAATACAGTGAATAAAATGCTGGTGTCTTTGCCATTTTTATTATTTTAAATAGAAAAAATGAGTCTAATACTTATCTGCTTTTTTAGCACCTTTTTTATACTTTGATTTCATTGATCCTTCTTCTTTTTTCTCGTAAGATTTACCCTCTTTTGCTTCGTGAGCAAATGCTTTCTTTAGCATTGGAAATTTTGATTTCATCATATTTTATTTGCTTTTAGCTTTTGCCATTTGGATATTTAAGTACTGATTTCTTTAATAAAGGACTAATGTCGGCTTGTTTTTTAGGAACTGCATCGGGTCTTTCTAAGCGGTCTATCGTTTTAGTCATTTCAAACATTGACTTATTATACTGACTCTGCTTTTCAAGCTTAGTAGCTTTTTTTTCTTTTTTTCTTTTTCCATCACTGTACATCATAACTATTTTTTTTATTGATTTTTATTTTTTACCAAAAAGGGTGGCAGTTGTACCACCACCCTTAAAGGACCTATTAATATAAAACATGAAAGAAAGCCAGTATTACATACCGAATCCTAAGAAGTCCGCAACAGGTGTATGAGAACCATCAAGGATAGATATGATTTCTGTGTCAAACGCAGCGAAATCACCTTGTAACTCATCTGCGTAAATAACTGCGCGAGCTTCGATAAATGCTCTTGCGCCATTAGCTACTCCACGAGTAGTTGTGTAACGAAGAACTAAATCGTAAGTTGAGTACTCAGCAGTTTGAGATACACTAACAGTTGGTATACCTGCAGCGATAAGCTGTGAAGGAGTTCCTGACGGGAAAACACCAGGGATAGTGTTATTTAAAGTAACTGTTGAAGTAGCCGTAACAACTGGAATACCATCTAAAGCAGTAACCGAAGCAGCCGCTTGAGTGATAGCTAATATATTACTTGCAGGCGTTGTTTGATTAGTAGATGTAAATCTAATAACGCCATCCCAAAGGTCAGCATTAATTAAAGCCTCAAACTTATCAGCAAGAGTAGTTCCTGTTTCACCTGAAGTAGCGGTATAAACCGTGTAGGTGCGGATTCTTGAAAGTTGGTTAGAGTTTTGACCTCCATTAGGGAAAGCCAAGTGATTTGGCAACTCTAATGTGATAAAATAACTTGTTGAAGGAACCGGAGTGGCTGGGAAAGTAGCTTGCCATTCTGCAGCTGTTCCTACAGCATAAGGTGATACGGTGTAAGAGATACCATCAGAGAGCTTGATTGCTCTACCAAGATCTGTTACGGATAAATTTCCTTGAGCTAACGTAATGTCAGCTGCCGCTGCCTGAATCGTATTCAGAACGGTGAATTGAAAAACTGGTTGTGCCATTTTTTTTTGTTTTTTTAAATTAAACGAAGTTTTTAACTTGATCCCACTATCGGGACGGTTTATGTTCGCAAATTTAAAAAAAAATAAATGATTTAAACAAGAACTTTAGATATTTTTATTAACCAACTATCCTATAGTATGTTATTTTCTATATCCTTCCTCACCAAAACATCAATCGAAGTGCCGTAATAATCACTTATAGCAATAAGCCCCACAATCTTTGGGGAACATCTTCCTTCCTCATAAGAGGCGTAAGTACCCTTCTCTATATTCATGGCATCTGCCATCTCTTGTTGGGTTTTACCCGATAATTTCCGGAGGTACTTAAGGTTTTGTTGGAGGTTAATCATTTTTTTTATTATTATTAGTTACATATTCAGCACATCCAAAAGGAAACAAACAAAGTACAACAAGTCCCCAGAATAACTTATAAAGAAACAAAGGAAAAAGTCCCCTTAAGAAATTCCTTGTTTCTAATATTTGCACGATCCAACAATCTTTTAAATTGAAGTTCGGCAACCGCATTGTACCGTCAGTTATCAAAAGAACTGAGGTTAGTTGGTTTATTTAGTAGGTAAGGTATATCTCTGCCCAAAGTTATATAAAACAAAAAACCCATACTTTGACGAAGTACAGGTTTTAACTGTTGGGTTTTTTGCGGTATTTCTACCAGTATGTTTGAGAAAAAAGTCCTAAGTAATGTTTTGTGCTTCGTCAAAAGTACAAGGCAAAGATAAATAAACTTTTTAAATTGGCAAGTCATCCGATGTAAATTTTTTTTCAGGAACCTTCATCCCGTCCAAAGGGTCTATCAAAATCCTTCCCTTCTCCCTCATTTCGTTGTCTTTAGGAAGAGTACCTTCTTTTTGCATTTGGGTGTAATTATCTAATTGGCGAAGGATACATTGCTTTAAATGGTAGTCCATGGTCTGCCAAAGCTTATCCGTCCGTACCCAATATAGGTAGCTTATCTCCTCCGTTCTAATCATAGTGGAGATTATTACCCCCTTATATTTACCGAAAGGAAATATCATATTCTTATATTCCGTCTCCATAAAAGGAGCAAGCTTAAAGGTGGGTATCTTTCGAATAAACTCATTACACTTGCCACAGAAGATGGAGGCGTTACTTGTCTTTATAGTAACAGTAAAGTCTATTTGGTTGCCACAGCTCCCGCAATCAAGGTGAACTTTTTTAAATTTTTTAGCCACTTAAAGTATTGATTTAGGTAATCTTTATAATAAATTAGTAATCAGAATATCTATATCCGCTTTTGTTTTAGCGAAATACTTCCTTTTCGACTCCTTAATATCCGTTTCCTCAATAGCCATAAACATAAGGATAGCTGCCGGTATATCGAATATTATTGCCAAGCCATCAATAAGATCAGGAGAGGGATTGCGCTCCCCGTCCTCCATCATGTGAATGTAAGGGCGAGTTACCCCAAGGCGGAGGGATAGTTCCTCTTGAGTCATTTTGTTGTCTGTTCGTAGCTTCTTTATTACCTTTCCTAAGTTCATAGTGCTTTGCTATTATTTGATTAATTGACTTTTCTAAAACCATACGTGTAAGACCATCGAGCTTATAGTTATTTTCGAAATAAGTTTTGATAGTATACCTGGAGCATTTCAATTCCTTCTGTAGTTTACCTACCGAATAATCCATTTTATGAAGGTGGCGGAGCTGCCTAAATAATGAAACTGGACTCATGCGTTCTTTCCAATTACCCAAGAAACAAGGGAAATACTTCCTCCGGCTACAATGTAGTCATAGACCATCGTTCCCTGAAGGGCAAGCATACCCACACCAACATAAACACCAAAGCACATAGGGCACGAAAGTAACTTGAATAAAAAGGGTGATCTCTTCTTGAAGAAATTACGGAAAGGCTCCATTAGTAATGAGATGGTGATGATAATCGTGATGCCTGAGCAACCGAGAATAAAAAGAATCATGCTTGTCATAGTTTTTAATTTAGACTTCAAATGTAAACTATAAGTTACATATATCCAAATTAAGTTACGCCCATTTTCAATATTTTCCCTTTACTATCTACTAAACAGCGTCTTCTTGCCCATCCAGTTTGTGCGTTCTGCATATACTTGACCATTGTTTTACCGCTTCCTTGTGTTGAAGATCCAACACTAACGGGTTCAAACCTTTGGTAAGCCAGTACATTTATGTAGGCATATACGATTCCGAAGATCATGTCATCATAATCCCTTCTCAAATCTGCGGCTTGGTAGCTTGTAAGCCTTCCGGTATTCTGTGTCTGTGTACCATTTTTAGGGACAAGAGATTTCTCCACGAAGGTTTTTAGTTGTACCCAAAATGGAAGGCACATAATGTTATCACCGTAGCCATCGATAAGCTCCGAAAGCTTGGTTATAATCTTCCCTTTGGTCTGCACCTTGTTACTTATACCCCACCATTTTTGGGTATTAATTTGGAGGAAAGCTGGTAGGGCACGTTGGGGAGTGAAGGAACTTTCGTATCCATTATCTTTCTTGAAATTGAAATAGAAGTCACCAATATTTGCCTCTGTAAGTTCCATCGCACAGGGGTTGGTTCCGCCACGATAATACAATCCGAGCATTAATACTTGCCCAAATACATATTTTAGATCCTTATCTCTAAAGTTTACGAAGGCAGAAACAGACATTTTTTGGGCATCGATAATTGCGGACCCCATCTTTGAGTGTCCCGATTCCGAGCTTATGGGGTCAGTACCTTGATAATATCTATGGTCATAACCCTCCTCCGGTTCTTCGATAATAGTAACGGGGGCAATCATATTTGAATCATCACCAACGGGCACAAACTTACATCCGATAATCTGATCCTGATTATTCATTATCGGTTCGAAATATCCATGCTTAGGCTTAGGGTCCATGTTATAGATGACCTGCATTTTCTTATTTATCTCTCCGACAGGAACGAGTGTAGATGCGGTACGTAGGAACATATCCTCAATAGACATAGGGTAATGTTGGTGGAACTGAACCCTGGCTATCTCTCCTTCTCTACCTTGAACGCTATAGTATTTTGCTTTTTCAGCATCGAACATTTCTTGTGTCAAACCTTCACGGGCAAAGGCATTGAAGAATATTGGGGTGATACCGTAGCTAAGATTACCTTCATTGAATGAATGGATAGCTGCCATAAACTCCTCCTCAAAGGCAGTAGCTCCCATTCCCATCTGACCACCTGTTCCCCAAGCTATTAGTTGTCTAACCATAGTCTGCTTTTTCAGTACGGGGTCGTACCTAAACATTGTAGGTCTACCTTCACGCATCATTGTTCCGAAGATATCAAATAGACCAATCTCATCAATCATTACAATATCCGGTGAACCACCATTGATGGCATCCACAGCTGGAGTATCCACCTTAACAGATGAACCCATCCCTCGTGTTTTACCTTTCTCTTCTTTCTCTCCCAGCTTTAGTAGGTTATCTCTATCGTTAACTACGTGGTGACGGATAGCATCGGGTATCTGACCGAAGGGCCATTTGATTTTATCCAAGAATATTTCGACACCTTTATCTGCGTTATGGGTAACGAATTTTATGAATAAGTTTTTGTTGAAGTTTATCTTTTTATTAGCGAATATCCCCATTACGGAGGTGAAACCAAACTGCCTTCCCTTACCGATCATGGTTGAGTATCCTCTGTCAAGTAAGTGGAGGACAATCTTTTGCCCTTCCCAAGACTCGAACTTTGTGATACCGCCTTCTCCAGAACCATCCTTTAGAACGCCATATTGGTTGGCATAGAAGAGTGTATTTTCTTTACATCGGATGTGGTTTCTTTTTAGCCACCATACTTGTTCGTCATAATCTTTACAATCCGCCAATGTGAACGGGTCATCCGCCCACTCCTGGGCTTGTTTACAGTATAGTTCGAATGGTTTATACTTACCTCTTTTTCTAAAATCGATATTGATTCTTTTAATCCACGATATTAGTTCCGGATCATAATCCAGGGGATGTTTATTAATCTTCCATTCTGAGGTTTCTATGGGCATTATTTTGTAAAGGCTTTAAGTAGCATTTTTATATTCTCTTTCCCCACAGGGTTAGATGAGTGTATTGTCCATTTGGGGATGGGTTTTTTATTCTCTTGACAATATTGGATAAGCCACATAGCAGCATCCCTGCCTGTTTTATGTTCAAATGTTTGGTAGTGTTTATTATAAGCCGCCATTCCTTTGTACATATCCTTGTGATAGTGTTCTTTATGTAGGTCGTGGTCTAAGCATATATGATCAGGCAATCCATTTTCTTCTATCCAGCTTTTGAACTGTTGGAATGTTTTTACCCACACCACAGACTCTTCTTCCTCCCCCTTTAAGGGAAGGTGAACCCTACCTTCTTTGAAGGGGTTTCGAAAGTCATCTAAAAATAATATTACTTTCATGTATCGAACTCTTCTTTTGTTTTATCGTTATGTAGAATCTTATTGTTCCACGGGACAAAGGGGGTTTTCTTCTTAAATGCCTTCCTTCTGAACAGGGATGGATTGAAGTAGTGAACCTCTTCGTTGATTAAAATTACCTTTTTTTCTATTAGGCGATTAAATAATTCCGCATAAGCTTTGTAGGTTATCCCGATTACCTTAGCTCCCTTTCCTATTTCCTTTTCCACCACGTTATCCCACCGGCAGGTATTCATAAGATGACACATAGCCTTCATTTCGCTTTTATCGTAGGCTCCGGTAGCCATATCTATAAGAAATCTATTTTCTATCATCCCAAAGGAACCGGACTGATTAAACTCATAGACTATCTCGCCATCATCATCTATTATCTTTAGCATCCGGATTATTTTTTGATTCTATAACAATATCTCGCGGGGTGCTTTCTGTAATTATGCGCCTGCAGTTCATTGCAACACGCTTAAAGTATCCCGTCTTAATCTTTATCCAACTGTATTCTAACTCAATGACTCTCTCCATATACCGCTTAAACTCTTCGACATTCATATCTCCCTTCATCCTATTACATTGAGAACAAGAAGGAACCCTATTATCATTACTCTTTATCCCACCCCTGCTTTCGGGAACCAGGTGATCTGTGGTACGGGAGAAGTTATCCACCTTATCTCCACAGTAGGAGCAGGCCCCCAAGTCTATCTTACCCTTATATCCCTGACTCTTCTTAATCATCTATTTAATAATACCCCAAAAGTATAACTTTTATTTAGTTTCCAACCCTAAAACTATCACTTTCTTTTACTTTTCAGTTTCAAAACTATCAAATCTTGATACTTTGCCTAAAAAACAATCCACCCACTCAGCAACTTACAAATTCTACCATCTTCTGATAATCTTCTATATCTTCTATAAGGGTAGGGTAACCCCCCACATGTCCTATCCCCCCACCGGACATCAGGACGGTAAAAGAGTAACAAAAGGGATAACCCCAAGGGTAGGGGAGTACCGAAAAGGTAGGGGTGGAGGTAACTTTAACATGGGTAGGAGTAATACCCCCCACAAGCTACCCCTCCCCTTCCCGAAAGGGAAGATCAGATCATCACCCCACCCCCTTCGGGGTTATTAATTATTGAGGGGGGGGGTTACCTTCTTAGGTTATTAGAGGGCTATCTTCTTAATACCTCCTTCGTCGGTTAGTTAGTTATTAATACCTTAACTATAAAACTTCCGTTTTATATTAGGGTACTTCCTTACCTACATTTGTAGGAATGTAATAAGGGAAATTTATATATATGTTTGGATCAAAAATTAATTTGCTTGATATTCAGTTAGTTAGATCATTTATCCGAACTTTGTCGTTTGTAGTCGTTTGCAAACGTTTAAGTAAAGGTTATTTATACTACTTTTAATCTCAGAAGGGGCGAATAGTTCAACCCTCAAATAAATACCTTAAAATATGAATACCTTAAAAAACACAGTTGAAACCAACAAAGAAGAGCGCGCAATTTTCAAATCTTTAAAGAGCGCACAAACGCGCAGTATTAATAACGCGTACCACCAAGAAAACTTGAGTATATCGCAAGCCTGTAAATTTGTGGCGCTTGAAAAAGTGACTATAAAAGAGCGAGACGAAAACGGCAAACTATTCGAGACGGTACAATTTCCGCGCCTTGAATTTATCGCGCGCCTTGAATTGTCAGGTATTGAAATTTCGCCCGTTTTCACCTCTTCGGACGTTTATAATGTTTTCAAGCAGTATGGTAAGTTTACGCGTAATTACAAAGGCGAAATTTTACCTATCTTAAAATTCAGTATTAATAACGTGGTAAGCGCGTTTGAAACACAAGCCCGCGAAATTGCGAAGGGGTTGAAATTACAAGCAAAGGCTAAGGCTAAAAAGTAGGCTAAGCGCGTAGGGGCGCGCGCGAAATTGCGCCCCTTGTTTAATTTAGCCAATGTAAAAATTGACAGTTACAAGCCTGTAAAAATAAAGAGTAAGCAAAAAAATAGGCGCAAATTAATTTTTGCGGGGTGCAATGCCTTGAATATCATTTCCCTATTACTTTTGTCAGTTCATTGGTTATTAATTGGATGAATAGTAAGTTTAAAAACTTGCAAGGGTATTTTTGTACCCGATTAATAACATTTATTGAAACAAAGTAGAATCGTAACAGACTAATTTTAAAATCTGTTTAGTTAGTTTAATTTAAACTAATTAGGTGAATGTATAGGTATGAACTATACAACTTGAAAACTGGCAAAATTGCCTCCCCTCTGACATATCAGGTATGTTAACAAGTAACCCGCTTTGTAGTAACTCTAATTATAGGTTATTAATTCGCAAAAATATAATTACAAAATGAAATCACGTCCCAATTAGTAAGTGGACGTCTATTTATATTTTCAATTTAGCATCACAAAGAGATGCACTCCCGACCTTGGTAGGGGTGGACTACGTCCGCCTTCGAGGTTCGATTCCTTGTTCGGGAACTAAAACAAAACAATATGAAAGCAAGAATAAAAAGGCAACAAGTAAAGTGGGTAAAAGCCTCCGCCCCT